AATTGATGCTTTTAATTGCTGATCTGCAAGGAGCTGACTTTGACGTATCCCTCACCGGATTTGAGCCTGCTGAACTGGATGCATTGTTTAAGGATTCACTTAAGGATGGCATTCATGAAGATGACTTCGATGTAGATGCAGAACTGCAAAAGCCTGCACTCACCAAGCAAGGTGATGTTTGGGTGCTTGGGCGACACAGGCTAGTCTGCGGTGATTCCACTAAGGTTGATACTTTCAATCTTCTTATGGATGGCAAACTTGCAAACCTTGTGGTAACCGACCCACCATACAATGTCAACTATGAAGGTTCAGCAGGTAAAATCAAAAACGATAACATGGGTAATGAAGCGTTCTATGAATTTCTGCTTGATGCATTTAAGAACACCGAAACGGCAATGGCAAAGGATGCTTCTATTTATGTGTTCCATGCAGATACTGAAGGTTTGAATTTCAGAAAAGCATTCTCTGATGCCGGATTCTATCTCTCAGGCACATGTATCTGGAAGAAACAGAGTCTTGTCCTGGGGCGATCTCCATATCAGTGGCAGCATGAGCCGGTCCTTTTCGGATGGAAGAAAAAGGGCAAACATATATGGTACTCAGACCGCAAGCAATCTACCATTTGGGAATTTGACAAACCTAAGAAGAATGGTGAGCACCCGACGATGAAGCCCATAGCCTTGATTGCAAATCCAATAACTAATTCAAGCATGACGGGCTGCATTGTTCTCGATCCCTTTGGGGGTTCGGGTTCAACCCTTATTGCCTGCGAACAAACTGACCGCATTTGCCACATCATCGAGCTTGATGAGAAGTTTTGTGATGTCATCGTAAAGCGGTATATCGAGCAGATTGGTTCTGATGAACAGGTTTTTCTCCTGCGTGATGGAAGCAAAAAAACCTTCGGTGAGCTTGCAGAAAACATAGAAACTCAGCCTACAAAACAACAGAATTAGCTTGATATTACACCGGGTTAGAGTGATATATGTAACTACCAAAAAGAAAGGTGGTTAATCATATGGAAATCAAATTTAACTGCACAGGCACAGAGCGTAAGGCGTTGGTTAATGCGATTGGCGAACTTCTAGAGACCAAACCAGCATACAAAGGAGCACCATCCTTCGCTTACGACATCGACGGCTTTGTTGTAGACAAAAACGGTGAGCTTTCCTTCGATGAGCACATCGACATCAACGAGGTTGAAATGCTCATTGAAAGGCTCGCTGAACGAGGCTTCGAGGCTGAGGTTGCGGGGAGCATAACAGTAAAAGCTCCTTCGGAAGAAATTCAGGAACCCACTGCCGCTGCTGCAAATGAAATCGAAGGGCTTGTAATCGAACTGCCAAGGGCCACATTTACAGAAACAAGCTTGGAGAACCTAAAGCGCTTGCTGGAAAGCAAAGGAGAACTCATCAAGAAGGCTCTTGGCTTGAAGACGCTGCCTATTGAAATTACCGATGAAAAGGTCAGCTTCCATTGGTTTTCATTCCCGGTAAGCCCTGAGGAGATTAAGGCGTATTCACACTTCATCTGCTCGCTAAGCGAACTGGCTAAGGAACAAAAACGGGTGACTGCAAAGGTTAAGGAAACGGACAATGAGAAATATGCCTTCCGGTGCTTTCTTCTCAGACTTGGTTTTATAGGCCAGGAATATAAAGGGGAGCGCAAAATCCTACTGTCTAAGCTGACCGGAAGCTCGGCTTTCAAAAGCGGAACTTCCAAACAGAGGGAGGCAGAGTGAAATGCGCATTATTTCACCAGAAAGACTTCTGCAGCTTAAAACAAAGTACACACCGGGAACGAGAGTTGAGCTGCTTCGAATGAACGATCCCTATACCAGACTAAGTCCCGGCGAGACTGGCACAGTAACAGGAGTTGACGATATCGGAACTATTCATGTTTCCTGGGATTGCGGTTCGAGCCTCGGGGTAGCTTATGGCGAAGATCTATGTGAAATAGTTAAAGATTGGTATGAGGAGGAAAGACAGTGAAAGCGCATTTTGTTAGAAAAGCCACTACGATAGATGACTTAAAGGGTTACGAAAAAGAAAGCGGCAGTCAGTTTGCTATCGAGGAAGTGGTAGAGCTTGAACCAGAAGAGTTCAAAGCATTTTCCGAGAGCCTGCTTGATGACCATGACTTCATTGCCCAACGCGTTGATAAGATGTTCATGGATACCGATAAGGTATGGCACTGTATTCTGGTCAAAGCTAGAGGAACTGATGAAGGCATACTTGTTGAAAGTGAGGGTTATGAATACGCCCGGTATGCAGCCTACTATCCCGGTACAGAAAGCCCGAAAGACCTGATAATAAGACAGATTTTAGTTATAAGAGAGACCGGTGAAACCAACATGTTCGATACCCCCATGGTTCAGCGGATGGCTTATGAGCGAGGATACTTCGAACTTGTGACATTTATTGAGGAACATAAAGAGAAATACAGCCAATTTATTCTTACCGTCGAACTATAAAATACAAGAAATGACATACAAGAAGCCTTCCGGGGCTTCTTTTGTCGTCCATAAATTGAAGGAGGTGACCGCGTATACGAAAGCTGAAGAAATACAAACCGACCCGATTTATGAGCAAAGATAGCCATTATGAAAAAGCAACAGCGGACTACGCGGTCGGATTTATTGAATGCTTATCACATACAAAAGGGACATGGGCAGGAAAACCATTTGAGCTCATTGATTGGCAGGAGCAAATCATTCGCGATGTATTTGGAACTATCAAATCAAATGGGTATCGGCAGTTTAATACAGCTTATGTGGAGATACCTAAAAAGATGGGCAAATCGGAGCTGGCAGCCGCTGTGGCACTTCTTCTTACCTGCGGTGACGGTGAAGAACGAGCTGAGGTTTACGGCTGCGCTGCGGATCGTAACCAGGCATCCATCGTCTTTAATGTGGCGGCTGACATGGTGAGACTATGCCCGGCACTATCAAAGCGAGTGAAAATCCTTGATTCACAAAAGCGATTAATATATTTACCAACCGGGAGCATTTATCAGGTGCTTTCTGCAGATGTTTCAAACAAACATGGATTCAACACCCACGGGGTAGTATTCGATGAGCTCCATACACAGCCTAATCGGAAACTTTTTGATGTTATGACCAAAGGAAGTGGTGACGCAAGAATGCAGCCACTGTATTTTCTTATCACTACAGCCGGTAACGATACAAACAGCATTTGTTATGAGATTCATCAAAAGGCACAAGATCTTCTTGATGGTAGGAAAAACGATCCGACATTTTACCCAGTGATTTATGGGGCGGATGAAGCGGATGACTGGACCGACCCAAAGGTATGGAAAAAGGCAAACCCCTCGCTTGGTATTACGGTGGGTATTGATAAGGTGCGGACAGCTTGTGAGAGTGCAAAACAAAATCCTGCAGAGGAAAACAGCTTCAGGCAGCTACGACTCAATCAATGGGTCAAGCAGGCAATCCGATGGATGCCTATGGATAAATGGGATAAGTGCTCATTCACAACCGATCCCGATTCGCTTGCTGGACGCGTTTGCTATGGCGGGCTCGACCTTTCAAGTACGACGGATATTACGGCATTTGTTCTGGTTTTCCCGCCAGAAGAAGAGGACGACAAGTATATCGTTCTGCCTTACTTCTGGATGCCAGAAGAAAATATTGACCTGCGTGTACGGCGCGATCATGTGCCTTATGACATTTGGGAGAAACAAGGATTCCTTAAAACTACTGATGGTAATGTTGTTCACTATGGTTTTATTGAAGCGTTCATTGAGAAACTCGGAGAGAAATACAACATTAGAGAAATTGCCTTTGACCGTTGGGGAGCTGTACAAATGGTTCAGAATCTTGAAGGCATGGGTTTTATAGTTGTTCCTTTCGGCCAGGGATTCAAAGACATGTCTCCACCGACAAAGGAACTCATGAAACTGACACTGGAAGAAAAGCTGGCTCATGGCGGACATCCCGTTCTCCGCTGGATGATGGACAATATATTTATTCGAACCGATCCTGCCGGGAACATCAAACCGGACAAAGAAAAGAGTACAGAAAAAATTGACGGAGCTGTCGCAACGATAATGGCATTAGATCGCGCGTTACGATGCGGTAGCGACAATAGAGGGGAGTCTGTGTATAACGATCGCGGGCTTCTTTTTTTATAAAAA